GGAGGCAGTCGCGACGCCGCTGTCACGCCTGGTCGATGGTGAGCCGGGCCTGTTGATCTCGCCAAGCTGCACCGCGCTGCGCAAGGCGATGGGGGGAGGCTACTGCTACAAGCGCATACAGGTATCAGGCGATGAGCGCTTCCACGATAAGCCGGATAAGAATCAATACAGTCACGTCGCGGATGCAGCGCAATACCTCATGCTGGGAGCGGGTGAGGGCCGGGCGATCTTGAAGCACCACACCCCGGGGCCGAGCAAGCCGATCCAGGCAGATCAGGGTTGGAGCGTCTTTGGTTGAGCTACTACGTCGTGTGTTTTGCGTGTCGCGGGGCACCGCGCTGGTGGAACCGGTTTTTGCATCCGAAAGCGCTGCACGTCTTTGCGCTCAAGTGGACCGGCAAGCATTGGGTGATGGTGCATCCGAGGATCGCGTATCTCGAAGTGCAGGTGCTCGATTATGAGAACGAAAGCGACCTGCCGACCATCGTGTCAAAAATGGAAATAGACGGCCTGTGTCGGGTAGACTTCAACCACTTGGATACAGAACGTATCCGCTTGCCGTGGATATTCGGGCCGTGGACCTGCGTCTCGCAGATTAAGGCACTGCTCGGGATTCGTGCTTGCTGGGTACAAACGCCACGCCAATTGTGGCGACACTTGAAACGAGGAATTTAATATGGGTGATTCTGGTGGTGGTGATAGTGGCGGCAGATCAGCCGCGTTAGATCGAGGCGGTCCTCGTGGCGGGATTCGCGGCAGTGGCGGTAACTTGCCTGGACCGAGCGAAAGCCGTGGCGCGCTTGGTAGGGACCCAGGTGCGCGCAGTGCTGCAGAAACTGATCCCAGCGCGATAGCGGGATTTTTGGGTTTGTCCGACAGAGATAGACAAGCCAACTTCAACGACAACGCTGCGCGGGACGCCCGAGACATGGGGGCCAATCGTGGCGGCGGCGGTGATTACCAAGCAGAATTAGCCGCAGCGGCTGCAGCAGCAGAGCAAGCAAAGCCAAAGCCAGAGGAACCTGCCCCAGCACCGGCCGCTGCCTCTGAACCATCAGGATCGGCACCGAGGCCCGCGCCAAGACCGGCACCGGCACCACAACCGGCGTTTGATCCGGCGGCTTACATGGCAGATATCCAGGCACGCTATGACGAGCAGTTGCAAGCCATTCAGCAAGAGATTCGGGCGGCTGATGAGGCCCGCTCAGCGCAACTGGCAGAGCTAACAAAACAAACGGAAGAACGCAAAAAGAAAATAAAGAAACCGCGCAACTACGCTCGTTTGTCACTGCTATCAGGGTCTGAGCTGGGTATTCCAGACACGACAACGCTGGGCGNATGAAATACAACAAACCCAGCGAGCTGGGAACCACCGAGGACCTGGTAAAAAGATTCCAGGCCGCCAAGAAACAGCGCTCGACGTGGCAGACCCATCTGCGCGAGTGCTACGAATACGCACTGCCCCAGCGCAACACGATGACGCAGTTCTCGCGTGGGCAAAAGAAAAACGAGGACATATACGACTCGACGGCCGTGGTCGGTACGCAGAAGTTCGCCAGCCGTCTGCAGGCGACGCTGATTCCACCCTGGCGCGAATGGTCGATGCTGGTCCCGGGATCAGAGATTCCAAAAGATGAGCACGAGAAAATCCAGCCGGTACTCGATGACATCACCAAGATCATTTTCGATCACATCAACCACAGCAACTTTGCGACGCAGGCGCATGAGTCGTTCCTTGATCTCGCAGTATCGACCGGCGTGCTGGCGCTTGAGGAAAACGACACCGCCGAATCTGCGCTCGAATTTCACAGCGCGCCATTAGCGGAGATATACCCCGAGGCAGGACCGTGGGGCACGATTGAGACGGTATGGCGTGAGCACAAGGTGCCGGCCCGGCATATTGACCGGCTCTGGCCGGGGGCTGAGCTGTCCGAGACGATGAAGAAAAAGGCCAGCGAGCGCCCTGATGAGAAATGCTCGCTGATCGAGGGCACGATCTATCTGCCCAAACGTGGCTATTGGCATCAGTGCGTCCTCGAAGAAGCCAGCAAGGAGTACATATTCGGGCAGGACTACGAAGTCTCGCCGTGGATTGTGTTCCGCGAGTATGTGGTGCCGGGGGAAACCCTGGGACGCGGCCGGATCATGCAGGTGCTGCCGGACATTAAGACCGCCAACAAGGTGGTCGAATACGTCTTGAAGAACGCAGCGCTGGCGATCTCTGGCGTCTACACCGCAGCCGATGACGGCGTGATTAACCCTTACAGCATCCGGCTTACCCCGGGCGCCATTATCCCGGTTGGCAGCAACGACAACGCCAATCCGACGCTGCGGCCGCTGGATCGCTCTGGCGATATTCAGTTCAGCGCCCTGGTGCTAGATGACCTGCGCAAGCGGATCAATAAAGCGCTATTCGCGGAGCCCTTTGGTGAGGTCGATTCTCCGGTACGCAGCGCCACGGAAATGGCGATCCGTAACCAAGAGCTCGTGCAGGATTCGGGCAGTGCCTTTGGCCGGATGCAGACCGAGTTCGTCGAGAAGATTATCAAGCGCGCTGTGTCGATCTTGAAACGTGCCGGAAAGATTCCCGATATCCGGGTGGACGGCAAAGAGGTCACGATCAAGCACACCAGCCCATTGGCGCGGGCACAAGACCAGGATGATCTGGTAGCGGTCAATCAGTACCTGCAGACCGTCGGGCAGCTCGGTCCCGAAGTGTTGGGCCTGGGCACCAAGTTGGAGGAATTCCCGGGATACATTGGCAAGAAACTCGGGCTNGATGCTGATCTGTTACGCACCGAAGTCGAAAGGGAGGCAATGGCTGAGGCGGCCATGCAGGCAGAGCAAACGGCTGCATGATCGAAAACGTCAAGGCCCGCAAGGGCTGGGCGGCTTTAGAGATAGAGCCGCCGGGACCGACTAAGGAAAGCGCAGCCAAAGGCCGTGAGATTGCCTCGCGCTTCCATGAGTGTTTCCGTACCGACGCCGGCCAGTATGTCCTCGACCGGCTCATCGCNATCACCCTATTGCGTCCGACCGTGACGCCGGCATCTACACAGTTCGAAGCCGGTATNCGAGAAGGGCGTGCCGACCTGGTGCGTCAGATACTGGCGCAGATCGAAACCGCTGAAAAGCAGTGAGGTATTCCCCATGACAGAAGAAACAACCGAAGAAGTCCAAGCCGCACCCGAAGCCGAGCAGCCGGCGGCTGCCGAAGCGATACCGGGCGATTCCCTGATTGATGCTGTTGAGGCTGCGCCGGCCGAAGTCGACGGTGCCAAAGACGTGCCCGAGTGGTTCAAGCAGGACAAATACAAAACCGTCGAGGATCAGGCCAAAGCCTACGCTGAGCTGGAAAAACGGATGGGCGCTTTTACCGGGGCACCCGAGGATGATTACCAGGTGCCGCAGGTCGAGGGTCTGGACCCGGGCGTCATGGAAAATAACCCGATGATTGCGTGGTTCAAGGAATCAGCCCGCGAGTCGGGTATGAACCAGGCAGCTTTTGAGCGCTTTGTCTCCGGCTATCTTTCGACCGAGCAGGAAATGGTCAGCAACAACCGGCAGCGTGAGCTCGCAGCTCTCGGTGACAATGCCAAATCACGTCTGACCGACCTTGCTGATTGGGGGCAGGGCAACCTGTCAGCGGATCAGTGGGAAATATTCAAGGGCGTGGCCTCGACCGCAGTGGGCGTTGAGCTGCTGGAATCCATGATCGGCAGAACCCGCGAGGCNAAACTGGCCCGCGATCCCGAAGCGACGCAAGCCACCGGTCACACCACGGCCGAAGAATTGCGCCAGATGCGTTACGCCAAGACCGAAAGCGGTCAGTTGCGTATGAGCGTCGACCCCGAATACAAGAAGCAAGTCGACCGTGCTTATAGCGAAGCCTATGGCACGGCGGCATAAAGTTGAAATAGCCATATTAGTATGGATACAATTCGTATCTAGTAACAGGTAAAGCGATGGCCGCGGATACCTCGCANCAGCGAGCCCGCAATTAAATCGTGTAATTGTTAGCTCTAGGAATGGACACCTCGATCCTNATCGAGCCCTGACCGGAGCCGGATCACACAGCACGCACGCTGTGAGACGTCGGCCCGCACAGCGGATACCCGAGTGTCGAAAAGGCGCCAAGCGAAAGCTCGGCATTTTTTAGGCATTTGATAAGGATCAAATACTATGTCCATTAATCTGTCCTCTGTTGCGCAGCAGCAGTTTGATGACGACGTTAAGCACGCGTTTCAGACTGCCGGCTCTTTGCGCGACACCGTTACAGTGCGAAATGGCGTAGTCGGCGATATCTACAAATTCCGCAAAATGGGTAAGGGTCTGGCTAACCAGAAAGCTACCCAAGCGGATGTGACGCCGATGGACGTTTCGCACTCTCTCATCAACTGCACTCTGGAAAACTGGAACGCTCCCGAGTACACCGACATCTTTGATGCTGCCGAGGTCAACTTTGACGAGCAGCGTGAACTGGCGCAGACCATTGCGGGTGCGCTGGGTCGCAGGCTGGATCAGCTCATCATNGACGCCCTGGCTGCTGAGTCGAGCCCGGCGGGCACCATTGCCCACGGTTCGGCCGGTATGACGGTGGCGAANGTGGTCGAAGCCTCCAAGCATCTCAACGACAAGGGTGTGCCTTCAAGTGATCGGCATTTCGCAGTATCTGCTGCCGGCCTTGAGGACTTGCTGAACATTTCCACGGTCACGAGCTCTGACTACAACAGTGTGAAAGCGCTGATGTCGGGAGAGATCGACACCTGGATGGGCTTCAAGTGGCACATCATNGAGTCCCGCTCCGAGGGTGGCCTCCCCTATGCGTCAAGCACCTGGGAAGGATTCGCCTGGCACAAAAGTGCAATCGGTCTTGCGGTTGGCATTGATATCAAAACCGAAGTGAATTACATCGCGCAGAAAACCTCCTGGCTCTGCAACGGTGTGATGAAAGCCGGTTCGGTATCTCGTGACGGCGACGGTTCTGTATCCGTCAGCTACCAGTAAGGAGTAATCATCATGGCATACGCTCTCAGTGGTTTGCAGCAAGTTGGCCCTGGTGGGAACGCTCCCCGCATTTGGGTCTACTCAACAACCGACGCAATCGCGACAGTGAACACTGCCGGTTACTTCAACAACGCCAGCGATCTTNTGCAGGTCCGCGACATCATCTTCGTGTGCGATACCAATACGCCCACGACGCATCTTGTCAGCGTCCTGTCGAACGCCTCTGGTGTGGTTGACGTCTCCGACGGCACCGCCATTGCGGAAACCGACGGCGACTAATCGCTAGTCGGGTCATTAGTTCCTCGTTGTGGGGGAACACAACCGGGAAAGGCAGGGGTCTGGAATACGGCCCTTGCCTTTTCTTTTCTAGGATTTAAGTATGGCGACCAGCATTTCGATGTGCTCCAACGCCCTGCTGATGATCGGACACGGCACGATCTCATCGTTTACCGAGGGCGGGTCAGGTGCTGAGGCAGCATCTAATCTTTACGACTCAACCTATGAGTCGCTGCTGAGTGCGCATCGCTGGCGCTTTGCGGCCGCCAAAAGTCAGCTCAGTCAGTTGACTGATACACCGCTGAACGATTGGACCTACGCCTATCAGTTGCCGTCCGGCTATCTCATGGGCATCAGTGTGTATCCCAACGTGGAATATGAGATTTACGAAGATAAGCTTTATTCCGATTCCAATGAGGTAGCACTGGATTACCTTTTCAAACCGGACGAATCCAGACTGCCGGCGTACTTTTCCAAGACACTGGAATATGACCTGGCGGCACAGTTTGCCATTCCGGTCACCGGCAACCGTTCACTGGCTGAGATATATACGCTCAAGTTTGAGAACCAGTTAAAGCGTGCCCGGTTCGCAGATTCGCAGTCACGGCCGCAGGCCGGCATCGTGGATTCACCCTTTATTGAGGCGCGTGCATAGTGCCGCGTCTCAGAACGCTACAGACGGCGTTCAATGCGGGCGTGCTCGATCCACGCCTGGCAGCGCGTACTGACGTCAAGCAGTATTACCAGGGCGCCGATACCGGCACTAATGTCCTGGCGTTGCCGCAGGGTGGGTTCAAGCGACGCCCGGGGATGGCGTATTACGCCACGCTCGGCGCAGAGTCTCGCCTGTTTACGTTCTCCTTTAACGTCGAGCAGACCTATGTGATGGCGTTTCAGAATAACGCGATCAA